AACTGCATCAGCCGTGAAGACGAACTCATTCTTAGATAATCTTGCTGGCACATCGTCTTTTTTCTCATATTCTCCTAATGGCACAAAGCCACCACCTCTTAAATCCATCTCATTGCCGCCTAAATCTAACATCTCATCATTTGGATTCATCATGCCGCCTCCAGCAGCCATGGTTCTCTCAATACCTTGTTTCTTACTCATTTCTTCTATTACATTTTCTAATTCAATAATTTGGTCAGGGGTTAAATCTTTTAAAGGTTTTTTAAAATATTTACGTGCTAAATCCTCTAACGCATCATTCATTTCAGCAGCCGGAGCTGGAGCTGATGCCATCTTTATAGGTGCATCTTCAATGTCTCCACCACTTTCGGCAAACCTTCTTGGACCACCGTAGAATGCTAAATATTTTTGAAACTCTGGATCTGATTGCTCTACTGTTGGTAATTTTTCATCCTCTTCATCTTCTTTAGATGCAAGACCTGCTATCGCTGATGTTCCTAATATTGTTGTAAGAGGATTTAATCCACCTGCAAACTCTCCAAATGCTCTCCCTAATCTAGCTGCTTTCATAGATCTTTGAAGAGCTAATGGTCCTTGTGTTCCTGCAAAACCAAATTTAGTACCAGCTAAAAAAGAAGGTCCAAAATAAGCTAATCCACCAAGTAAAGCAGCTTTACCTAATGGTGACTTAACAACTTTTTTAACAGCTCTTGTAGCTTTCTTTACAATGCTACCTAAACCATAGTTTTGTCTTACTTCACCACCGTCCTCAAATTTTGCACCGTAAAATTTTAATACGTCATCAAACTCACCTTTTGGTTCTTCTGTTTTTTCTGCAATGGGTGCTCGTAATCTTTTTATTATAGCCTCATTATCTCCACCTTCAGTTTTAGGAGTTTTTGGTCCAAATCTGTCTGCAAATTTTGACGTAGAAATACCTGCTACTTGAGATCTTATATCTCCTGTTAAGTCTACACCCAAATCCTCTAAACCTTGAAATGTTCGAGCAGCGTTTTCTAAACTTATATCACCGCCTACTAAGCCCTCTGAAAATAAACCACCTTGAGTATAATCATCTGCTAGTGTTCCAAGAAGTTCTGGTGGCACATCTCTTAAACCAACAGCAGATTTAATTGCCCCAAAATCAGTTAATAAACCTCTACCTACACGATTCATTCTTGCGTCAGTTTCAAAAGTTTTAAATCTGTTTTTTGCTTTTTGAAAAAAACTAGGTTCATTATCTCCACCTGTACTAACTGCATCTGGCACATTCATAGCTGCATATTGTTCAGAATAAGTTGGTCTTGCAAACTCGTCTCCTCCGCCAAACCCATCATCAAAACTTGAAGTATATCCTGAGCCTGTCATGGTGTTTGCGTCTGTTCTACCTTGACCACCGCTTCTAAAAGGCACTCTAGGTGCTCCACCTTCGGCTAGTAATTGTCTTGCTATTTTTGATCTAATGATTGCCATTTTTTCACACTACTTTGTTTTGGGAAACAAATCAAGCGCAGGCATGATTACTTTAACATCTCTCCTAATCTCTGCTTCTGGCACGCCTTTTGCCTTCCATTCGTCATCTGTTTTGTATACCTCACCTGTTTTTAGGTTAGATATAGTCGTTATTATCTTTTCTGGTTTTATTGTTTGCATTACGTTGTTACCTCTCTTGGTTCTATTTCTAATATTGAAGCTATGACGTGCAGCTCGTTTGCATCAGTGGCTTGGACTTTTAAAGCCTCGCTTGCCTCTAAAACAAGAGGTTGTGTTAAAAGCTCTGTTGTAGCATTTGAAGCTATAGCTTTGCTTTTAAATAAACTAAATATATTAGACGATGCGTCCACTAACGTCACTGTTATACTAGCTCCTGATCCTGCATCCTCAGATACTAAAATCGATTTAACTACAGCAGTTTTAAATGACGGCACTGTGTATAGTGTTGTTAAATTTGTAGTAGTTAAATCTGCTTTTTTATTTATAAAACTATTTGCCATTAATTAATAAAGAAGTTTTGAGCTTCTACTTCATCCTTAAGTTCTTGTTGATACGTCGTGTTTAATTTTTGTATAACACCATCGAGATCTCTAACCTGTGCATCTGCTACAGATTGTTTGTATTCTTCACTGGGTCTTGTTAATACTTGTACTATCTTTGCCATTATCTTCTTCCATCCGCTTGTATATCTAATCTAAATGTACCTAACTTCCAATCTTGAGCCGTGCTTGTGTTTTCTACTTTTAATGCAATCGCTCTGGCTCTAGCTCTTGTATCTACTTTTGTTGTAGATGACGTTACTGTAAAAGGTCCTAATGAAGAACTAGCTGCAGTATCATTTGAATAGTTTTTTAAATTTAATGTTATTCTTGTATCACCAGTTTGAGACACAAAATCTGGTATAAATCTTCTTATCTTCATTAAAAACTCACCATCACCCCTGAGATCTGCAATATTAGTTTGCGCACCTCTAATAACTCTTTGTGTAATATCAAAGTCTCCTGATAATATATTTGCTGTAATAGCTGTAACTGTGCCACCTTTGACTTGATCTGTGCCAGTCTCATGTTGATAGTAAGTTGTAATACCATCTGTATTACCTTGAACATATGTAGATGAAGTAGCTGGCTCAACACCATCTGCATCATACTCCATAGCGTGTGGATTACCAAACACAGCGGAATCTGCCCATGCTGTTCTAGCTAATGTTCCTACTGTCCATATTGGTCTTCTTGATGATGAGTCTTGATAATTATAACAAACCATTCTGTTTACCACAGCGGAGTTTGATGTTGGATAAAACCACATAATCTCACCAAACAAATTATTTAATCCTGCAGATATCATTTGATTACCAGAATCTAAATTAATATCATCATAAACAAAGTCCTCTACAAGACACGGTAAAGACTCAAGAGCACCTGCATATTTAAAGAAACCATTTTCTGAAAACCAATAAGCTGCACCATCCACCTCTACCGCTGCATTCTTACCTGCAAGTCCACAGTTTGTGCCAGCCTGTACAAAGGCAAACGTAAATGGCTGACCAACAAATCTTTGTAAAAACAAAGCTGTATCTGTGTAAACATAGATCGCATCTCTACCTCTAATTGCTCCCATAATCCGTGATCCGTCAGCCAGTCTCTGTGTGCCGGCTGTATTGGTTGCGGTAGGTACATAGGTGTTAATATCTTCTTGGTCCGAGAATCTAATAAACATATCATCTTGTGTAGACTTCGTGCCAATCGTTGTTTCTGTTCCATAAAATACTAAGTGTCGATCCGGTGTAGATACGAGCATGTGTCTTGATGCAGTTGGCGCACCTGAAATAATAGTTGCTCTAGAGTTAGTTGCATCTGTAGCTGCAGAGTCCCACTCAAACACTTCACCATCTACAATTAAACAAATAGCTTTGTCGCCAAAGTTATCAATAGACCACATACCAGGATCTATAATTAAGTCTCCTGATGCTGCTTCGCCCCACGCTACGAAATCAGATGTGTTTGTAACAGTTGCACCTGCGGTATGCGATGCGGCTGTTGTATTTCTTACACCTCTTGTTACACCCGTTAATGTATTTGTAGATATACCTGTATAAGATATTTCTTCTGTTCCAATCTTAATAAAATTTGTTCCAGAGCTTGGTAGCTGTGATGCGTCGTTTACAGTTATGCTTGTTGTAGAACTATTTATATCTGCGGATAAAACAGTTGTATATGCTCCCACGGCTTCTCCACCCCAAGACCCAAGTGACCAACCAAAACCTTGTGACTGCACATCAGGTCCTACTCTATAATAATGTTTGACTCGAATACCACCAGACTCAGAAGCACCAGACCCTGCCTCTGCAGACGGCATGGTAATTGTAATTGTGTTTGATGATGGCACTGTTGTAGCCATAAATCTTATATCGTCAAAATCAGATGCACCGAAATCAGAATTAGTGATAGATGAAAAGTTATCTAATAAAACAATATCTCCTGCTTGAATACCATGGTCTGTAGAAAAATTTACAGTAACAGTTGTTGATCCGTTAGTTGTGCTAAATGCATTTGAAAGTGTTGTTGTAGATTTAATAGGGTGTATATCATAAAAGACACCGCCTGAATAAGCGTATAAAATTCTGTTTGATCCTATAATAGAATACTTTCTACCTGAACTATTTGTGAATTGATGTAGTGCTCTTGCTGCACCGGTAATATTATCAGCCCCTAGTTGTTTCCAGCCTCCTATCTTCTCAGGTGTAGAATACCTAAAACGCACATTATCACAGTCTATCCACTGACCTTCTGCAGCTGTAGCGGTAACTTGTTTGTTTATACCAGGTTGAAACCCTATCTTTTGTAACATAGATCTCCAGATTATATTAGATTGCGTTGATGTTCAACGTTATTTGACTATTCCTAGCATAGGTCTTTTATCATACAAATTAGACTTTGCAAACTGTCCATCTGCATGATTATAATGCAAGAATACTTGACCACATAATTGACCTTCAAAAGGCTCTCTCCAGTGCTCTAATTCACATCCAGAGTAAATAAGCATATCTCCTGGTTTTAGGTCTACTTTTACACCTTTGGGTGCACCAGGCTTATGT